TATTGCGCATTTCTTCAACAGATTCTTTATCTTCAGGAGCGATTTGTCCATTAACCATTTTAACAGTAAAGCGGTAAGAAGTGGATGTGCGATTTGCAGATGTGATTTTCATGTGTGTGTGTATTCCTCTTATTTGATAATATTAATATAACTGATTCTATATAGAATGTCAATAGTTAATTTACTTATTAAGCATAATCGTATTCCTTATATTCAACGATTTTCAAAAGATCTTGAACTAACTGCTTACCGTATTCAGTAAATAGGATACCTTGCTCCCATACAAATTGCTCAACATCTTGTCCGTAGTAAAAGGTTTCAGAACCAATAATCCAGCTAAGTGCTGTTTTACGGTCATTAGCGCCGAGACTAATCACGTCTTTAACGCGAGCTTCGAACTTTTCGATAGCGACTACTTTAGCTGCTTTCTCAGCCTTAGTATTTGCCTCAAGCTCATCACAAAGAGCGTTCCAAAGCTCTTGCTTCTGGCGAGGAGTACGATCATTCCATTCAACCATCAAAGAACCACGAGGACGAAATCCATAAACATCTTTATGAAGATCTGAGAAGCAATCATCTGAGTAAGTAAAAGTCATGTTATTTTCCTTTTCTTTAGTTTAGAATTTTATTTAACATAATTTTAGCATCTGCATCATTTGCAAATCCTTCTTCTGAGGCAAAATCCATGTCAGAAGAAAGGAATAGGTCTGTAGCAATACCGTAGCAACCAACCCAAAATTGACCATCTTCAACACTGTCACAACGACGTTGAATTTCGCCTTTATCAGTGTTGATAGTGAAAATAAGACCTGCCTCATTAGCATTTACAAAGTTGATACCTAGATTTTCCATGATGTATTCCTTTTCATTTGTTAATATCAATATAACTGATTCTAAAGAGAATGTCAATAGTTAATTTTAAAATAACTACAAAAATCTCTAGCGTCATGCGCAAATTCAAAAAAGAAAGTGTCTTCATACATATTGGTGTTTTGTTTATAGGTCCATTGTGATTGATTCATATGTGTTTTGCAATAATCCTTTGCATTATTTCTCACATCAACGTGAATATGAACTATGTGATTTTTTTTATGGTTTGATATATCTAACGGTGTCATATCGATTTCCTTCGTGATTTAAGCACGTTTATAAATAGTTATGATCTATACAATCATCTGCTTTGAATTATATTATTGTAATTATTTAAACAATTTAGGTTTATGACAATGATTGATCCGATTACAGCAATTGCAGCTGCCACCACCGCGTTTAATACTGTTAAAAGATTTGTTCACGCTGGGCAAGAATTTGAAAACGTGGCAGGACAACTTGGGAAGTGGTATACAGCTGCAGCCGACTTTAGGCATGCCCAGGCTGAAAGTAAAAATCCTCCAATTTTTAAAAAATTATTTCAGGCTGGAAGCGTTGAAGAAGAAGCATTAGCAATCTTAATTCACGAAAAGAAATTAGTTGAACAAGAAAAAGAATTAGCGCAGTTACTTAATATGCGATTTGGTTGGGGTACTATGGACGAACTCAAACAAATGAGAAGAAAAATCCGGGCCAGACGACAAGAAACAGTATATAAACAAATCGAAAGAAAAAAAGCTTTAATGGATGGGATTGTGGTCACAATCTTAATTGCCCTTTGTATAGCATTGATAGGGGGTGGCGGGTGGCTAATAGGAGTAGCTACTGGGGCATGGTAATCCTGTTATTATATTCCGTGACTCTTTCTCATGCGTGGATTAATAATAGTAATACTTTAGTAAAAATATGTAGGTATTCTGTTGTAAATGAAATAGGCAAGAGCGTAAGTAGCAACCCTCGCCAAATATCAATACATTATATGAGTGTATGCCCAAAGTCAATCGAAGTAAATAAATAAGTTAAATTAACATTAACCCCAATCTTTAAAACCCATAATAACGGTTTCGTTAAACTCAAAACCTGCATAATAGGCTTCTTTTTCAACGCTAGTTAAATCAGTAATTTTTTCCGACGTATTAGTTCCACCAACAAAATAGTGCGGTTCAAACGAACGGCCGTAATAACTATCGGCCGTTCCTCGATCAAAAGGTCCTCCATGACGAGTGTCGCCTGAATCATCTCCTACATCATAGACACGGCCGCGATATTCAAAAGTTTGTGATTTTTCGTGATACATCATTACATTACCAAATTCTATTTTAATCATTAATTTTAGGAAACAGCATGTCAGTACAAAACTTGTCTACATCTGCTTCGTCCAAACCCAAACTCTTCATTGTGCGAGGAGTGTGTGGATTTTGTTGTTGATTGTGGCAGTAGTAGTTTTGTGCAGCAACAGTTTCGTTGTATTCGCCCTTACCTGTAAACTCACCAATTTTACTAAAGTAATCTCGTAGATTATTCTGCGCTAGCGTGATAATGGCAACTGCTTCTTCTTCTGAATTTACATTGCCAGCAGCCAACATTTTATCTGTAAAGATATTAGTTGCCCATTCGGGTAATTGCCGCTGTTTTTTAGGAATAAAGTCAGCGACCGATTTTTTGTATCCTACAATCATAGGATGATCAATACCGCCACTGCTTGCTGAAAAGTCGTGAAAAGCACCTGTCATTTTGTTTTTGCCAGCAATAACGTCAAAGCCATATATAGGACCGTTATTGTTAAGCACAGGGAAAACACAAACATGCATCATCCATAAGCCTTTAGTATCACGTGCGTCTACTACATCAATATGTGCCCTGCGTACATGATCATTATGCCAGACGCGATTGACCCAGGTGTCGCTGTTGAAGTGCACCAAGCCTGGTTCGTCAAATTCATTTGCTCGTTCATTAAAAATATTAATAATTTCATCTTTGCACTCTATTAGTCTGTCCCAAATAATACTCAATGTTTAACCTCATAATTTATAATTAGGCCGCAAGACCAAGATAATCTGTTTTTAAAACTTGTAAGCGATCGTATGCGACGTCCAAGTCGTATTCAGCAGATAATGTTTTCACACATTCTTCAATATGATGGAATTCGTAGAAAGTATCTAAATCCCAGGCTATATCTGAAATAATAGAATTCCAATTAATAGAACCATCAGTGTTAATGTTTTCTTTGCTTTCAACAGCAATATCAAAAGCAGCGATGATATCACCGTGGATTGCTGAGCCATTTGGAAAATGTACGATTCTAGACATAAGACTGATTCCTTTTGTTTTACCTTATAGAATCAATATAAACTAATCAAATAAGAATGTCAACAGTTAATTTCAGTTATATCCTAAAATAGCCGCAAATTCTCTATCTTGTTCGAACCGTTCGGCGTATGCAAACTCAAACCCATCCTCATGAACGCAGTTTTCGTGATTACCCCACACCCTTTTAAAATAACTATTATATATGCGTTTTACACTTTCGTCACTTTCTGCTGCAGGTATTAAATGACCCTTAACAATCCAGTGTAGTCGGTTAGCTTCTTTACGTACATATTCTGTACACATGGTGGAACCTCCTAATAATATAATATTATTTATTCCCCAAATATAAAAATGTTACCGAAAACAAAAATTGTTAACGGTAACACCAAGTAACTAATTGTTACATTTATAGTCCGGCCGGGACAATCACATAATGTATTAACAATACGATAGCAAGCGATGCTGATAAACCAATCATCATTTTCCCAAAGTCTCTACCTACAATTGGGAACACACTTTTTGTTTTCTTTTTGCCCATGAAACTTGCTATAGCAAATTCTCGCCCCGCGAGCATACCTACAAAAACCCATGTCGTACTCATTGGAATATCATTAAGTTCTTTGAAGAAGAACAAAATTGCCCAATAGACAAGATCAATAATTGTGGCGGAACGTATATATCTAGTATTGTGTTTTTCTAATACGATTTGCTGGATTTTACCGCCGCCTTCACGAAACATAAATCCTAGACCTATAACAAACACACTAGACACCATGATCATTAATGGAATATCAAGTGTACGTGGCAAGAATACAGCAATGTTAGCCATATCGTGAGATAACCAAGTAAACCACAGAAACCCCGTAGTTACCCATTGTGCTACGCGCCAATAGCCTTTATGTTCTTCCTTAACTGGCTTACTTTCATCTAGCAAACGGCTAACGACATACCAAATACCATATGCCGCAGTAGCCGCAACAACATAACCCATCATCGATTTCATTAACATTTGTTCTAATACAAACGTACTAGCAAATGCGCTTAATACCAAAAATGATGTTGAAACTGGAACACCATAGCGCGTTAACAGCAACAATACAGCTGGGGCCATTGCGTGATACCATTGCACTTCTTGAAATGGTATTTTATTAAGACGGCCGTAAGATATATCGCCGCCATTCATATACCACCCATACCAAATAGTATAAAGTAAAACAGCACTAGCTGCTGCCCACATAGTTTTCCAATTAAATCTCTCGTTATTTGATGCAATCCATGTACCGAGAGTTTGTACAGAATCGTTTGCTATAACAGCATAGGCCGCGAATAGAAATCCTATCGCCATCCATATTGTGAGTGCGTCCATTGTTTTCTCCTTTGCTTGACGGCTTTACCCCGTCGCTCACGTAAAAAAAAGACAGAGCGATTGCTCTGCCTAATTCTATTTATTCACTCATTTAATTTTTTTATAGTGCGACGTCGATATCACCATGATTGTCGAGATGGTCTGGAGCTGTCCATCCAGACGGTTTCACCAAATCTGGCACGCCGAACGGATTTGGTCGACCTTCTTTAATACCAACTTCTTTTGCCATGTTTGCAGTATAAACTCGATCCCATGCTTCATTAACATCAACACCAAAAATATCAAGTGTGCCAATAGCAAAAACGCACAGATCAATAAGACCATCTACAATTTCTTCTGGATCTTTTGCTTCCATTGCATCGAATGTTTCATCGAGTTCTTCTTTACACATCGCCAATCTAAAATTAAGATAATTTTCCATGAGTTCGCTGTTGTGCTTGTTTTCTTCAAACCATTCTCGTACACCAAACTTGTGGTGCATCATGTACATGTCGTTTGCCATATCAGCCATTATTATATTCTCCTTCATTATTCATTATATAAATTAATTTAACACAGTAAGCGTGTTTTGTCAACTGTTAGTTTTAAGTTTATCTAGGTAATTAATTTCATCTTTTAGTTTTAGTTTTTCAACCTTAGCCTTTTTAATATAAACCTCAGGAGCCTTTTCGGCTTCTAAAGAATTTACTGTATCGTGCAATTTTTTATGGCGTTCTTCTAATAGTTTAATTCTGTGAATTCTGTCTTCGTTTTTCATAATTGCTTTCCTTTATACAAAAAAGTTTTCAAGAGTATCCACTTTTACAGCATTCCAACCAACAGCTTCAAGAATACTTTCAATTGGACTTAAGAATACTTTATTGAATTGTGTTTCATAATCTACATATTGATCTAAACCTAATTGACTTGGTAAAATGCTTGGGAATGAAATGATATTTTCTCGAATTGGGTTTGGCAGTTTTAAATACACAAATTTAATTTTATCGCCACCTTTAACGGTTTCGTACGTTTTGTTTAGACCTTTTTCTTTAAGAAATTTGTTATATAAAATAGCCCCACGAACATGCATTGGGCAACCTTTTTTATATGTTCCACTTGACATATATTTTTCAATGTTATCAGTACCACTGTTACGCCCAATCGAAGTGGCCGGAAGGCTGTAGAATGTTTGGCGGAATTCCTCAACAAAGTCTTGAACATTTTGCTCAGTACCTTGCATAATAACCTCGAACGATTCTTTAAGTTTATCGCGGCATACTTCAGGAGTTGAAGACCGAACAGATTCCAAACCAGTTACTGAAACTTTTGGTTTTTCGTAATGAACACCTTCTGAATTAAGCGTATTCATAATATAGCGTTTCTTTGCAATGAAAATAGATTTATCAGTAATTTTTTCTCGTTTCATAACCATAGCCTGGCGATATGCGCCAACTTGCTTTGCTAATTTAATATATCCATCTTCAATTACTCTTTCTATTTTTAGTTTACATACTTTATCTAGATATTCTTCGCCTTCTTTACGACTAACATCAACAGTACCAAAACCTTTTTCAACAAGCGGAGCCATGTTAACATAAATTGAGTCAGTATCAATATAGAAAATATAATCAGCGTCAGTCTTAAGTATTTTGTTTAAATAATTGTTTACAGACTTCTGGGCATACCGAATAGATAACTGTCCTGACGTAGTAATTGCTTCGGCCATGTCATTAATATAGTAAAGAAAATATACATTAGCCATTGCGCCGTACAACGAATTCATGCTAATTTTGATGGCCATTTGCGAGTTATGTAGTTGGGTTGTAATTCTTTTAAGATCAGATTTTTTAGTTGAATCAGTCGCGTTTTCGAGTTCTTGCTCAACCCCAAGCATCTTTTGTTTAATAACTTTACGATTGTTATAATATTCATCAATGATTTCTGGAATTACACCTTTCTTTTCGTTTGAAAAACAAGCGCCGTTTGCTGCTACAGAATAGTTAGGATTGTCGTTTTGAAACTTATCTTCAAGTATCATATCTTGAGATACATATTGGCGTTCATTTTCCATGTATGTTTCGGGCGACATATTGTATTGAAGCATAAGGTGTGGATACAATGAATTCAAATCAAACGATACAATCCAAGGATGCATGCCAACTTTTGGATCTTTTACATACCCGCCGACCAAATCTCCTGCTCTTTGCCCTGGCCCGCCTTTTATATGTGGTACTTTATTCTCTTTAATCAGTCTACGGTAAATTGTAGTTTCCCATATACCAACAGTACCAAATGCATCAGAATAATTAACACCGCCACCATATGCAACTGTTAAAACAAGAGATAACAAACCAGTTTCTTTTTCAAACTCTTCAACAAGCCACGTATCTTTAAGGTTATAGTCAAGATACAGTTGTGGGTTTTGGTCATACAACGCCGTGAGATTTCCATATTCAGAATAGTCAAGTTTCTTTTCCCCAAGGATAACACTTGCGATATGGTCTAGTTTATATGTTTCTTGCGGTCCATACTTATAACCAAACTTTTTGAAAGCATCCATATAGTCAATCACGGTCATACCGGAAATATGGTATGTTGATTGTGGTTTACCAAAGAATTCGCGAGTACTTTTACGAATATTTCTCCAGGGAGATAATTGCTTTGCCTTTTCTTCACCAAGCAATCTAATAATACGTGTAACAACATACATAATATCAAAGTATTCAACGTTCCAACCAGTAACCACATCAGGAAAGTTATTAGACCAAATTTGAATAAACCGTCGGAGCAGAGCTTCTTCAGTATCGAATTTCATAAACTCGATATTTTCAGGTTTGACGTCAACTAGTGTTTTGTACTTATCGTAATCTTTACGTCCGAGCAAATGGTGCGTATCAGACTTTGTCGATTTAATTGATATAGATGTAATTTCTTTATCGGCTGCATCGATATCAGGATAACCGTCTCGAATATCAACCTCAATATCAAACGAAACAATATTAATTTTTTTCATATCAAATTTAATATCGTTTGGATATTTTTCCTGAATGAATTGCGCTACATAGTTTGTATTGCCATACATTTCAAACCCGTGAACATCCTTGTGACGATCAATAAATTCCTTTGCATCAAACATTGATTCACAGGGGCGAGGAGAAAGTGCGCGGTTACCAATTAATGAACGGTATTCACCGTCTCGATCTGGGAGAAACAATGTGGGGGCGTATTTTTCCTTGCGCATGAATGGCTTGCCGTTTTCGTAACCGCGCCAGAGAATGTTGTTACCATAGCGTTCAACGTTTGTGTAAAAATTAGACATGAGGATCCTTTTGCTTTATACAGATTATTATATACCAAGATACTGAATATGTAAACTACTTTATGCAGCAATCTGACTAAAGTTTTTAATTTTTTCAAATCTGACGTGCGATTCAAACTTTTCGCTAAATTGGTCCCCGCGGTGTGAGATCACAAAGATATTGTCGTTATTATTTAAATTATGTAAAGTATCAATTAAGTTTTCAACACCAGTTGCATCCATTGCGCCATCAAGAGTTTCGTCAAGAATAAGCAAGTTTGTTGAAACTGAATTGCGCAGTTTAGCAACAGCTCGCCAAGACATCATAATAGAAAGAGTAATCCGAAGCTTCTCGCCTTCAGAAAACGACGAATACGAAAAGGCATCACGGAAACGAGATTTAATTATTTCATTAAAGTTTTCGTCAAGATGGAAGTCAACAAACAGTTCAAACGCAGACAGATATTTGTTAATAAGTTTATTCATAACTGGAATGTATTGTTTAATAATTCGTGTTTTAATTCCACCATCCTTGAGCATTGTATTCACTACACTCAATGTTTCTTTTTTATCAAACAATTCGTTTTGTTCAGACTGCAATAGTTTAAGGTTTGTATTATAACCATCAAGCTTACTCGTGTCAACTTCTTCAACTTCTTTTTCTGCGTCGTCAAGTTCTTTTTTATACGACTTGAGTGCATTCATCGACATTTTAATTTGAGCTCTATATTCTCCAATATTTAAATTGTTTTCCTGAATTTTATCTTCAACATTTGAAATTTCTTCAATTCTTGATTCACATTCATTTATCTTTTCCAATAAATTACCAAGACCGTCTTCTATTTCAGTAACCTTATTACCCTTTTCAGTAATAACGTTTTCCTTGAAATCGTGATCAATACCTTGTTTGCAAGTAGGGCAATTATCATTATCGTGGTAAAAGCTCAAATCTTTTTTATATGTTCTAATGTTATTTTCTAATTCACGCTGTAAACCTTTTGCATTTTCTAGACGCTTTTTAATTGTTTGTTTATCAGATATAGTTCCAATAAGATCTTTGATTGTCGTTTCAACTTTTTCAATTTCATCTTTTTCTGTTTCTATTTTTTCAAGATGAGCTTGGATTCTTTCTTTAATTTTGTTAACTTCCGTTTCCTTAATTTTTAAAATAGAATCATTATGTTCTTTTGCACTTTCAATCTTTGAATCTATAATATCTATTTGATAGTTATTTTCCGTTATAGATTCTTTGTTTGTAGAAACTTTATCTTTTAGTAAATTATTCATTGTACTAAAAACTTGGATGTCAAGTAGATCTTCAATTATTTCACGGCGAGAGTGCGCTGGAAGCTCCATAAAAGGAACATACGTAGCACTACCCAATACCACAATTTGATTAAACGACTTATAATTTAGGCCGAGAATGTTTTGTTCCAAATACGATTGGTAATCTCTTGATGCGGCATCTTGGTCAACCAATTCACCACCGCGATAAATTTCAAAGATATTTGGTTTAATACCACGACGAATTAAATACTCATTTCCTGAAACTAAAAATTCAATTTCAACTACAGCATCTTTTTGATTAATAGAGTTTACTAACTGTGGTTTATTTACTTTACGAAACGGTTTTCCATATAAAGCAAAAGTAATAGCATCAAGCATTGTGGAATTGTGACTTACAATACCATTAGCGTAAAATTCTTTTACATCTTCAATCTGTAAATCAAACAAATCTTCGGTAAAGTCTTGCTTAACAACAGATATAACTTTTTCAAAACCGTCTTTGGTATCTAGATATTCTCCAGGTTTTATATTTTTAATTGGTATCCAATCGGAGCTATACAGCATGTGATCTGGAGATCCTTCTACTGATTTGCCGGATTCCAAAACTACCTTCATAACTTCAGAATCGTATGCAGTTACATCAGCATATTCTATTCGTTTTTTACCTTGGCGAGTGGTGGTAGTAAGACCGCCAATACATTCTGGATGGTGCTTATAAAATTCAACAATCGTTTCAATGTTTGTTAACATAATTTTCAATCTCATTAATAGTTACAACGCCTAATGGAACAAATCTTTTAATAATTTGTTCTTTCGTCATTAATTCATCTCTAAATAAATGCAAAAGATATTCTTCTACATCACTGTATGGTTTGTCGCACAAAGGACATGATAAACTCATTATATTCATCCGTTTCTTTTAATATGAAAGCATTATACTTTTTGCTTTGCGAATTCTTTGAATTTCTTCATCACATCTTTATCAACAAAGCCTATTTCAACTTCAGTTGAGCCACGAAGGCACTTACCACTACCGTTCGATCCACTTACTAAAGTAGTTTTGCTTTTATCTAAATTGATTTCAGTAAATACATTACCGGTTGATAGTACGTTTTTATAGCGTACTTTTTTAAATTGTATTTGCATTATAAATCCATTGCCTCTACATAAAGTTCATCAATAACTTTTTTGATTTTTTTCTTTTCTACTGTAGTTTCAATAGAATCAATATATGCATGTAGAATATCTTTTGTTTCTTGGGTTTCATCGAGAATTTCATCTACACCAGAAGACTCTAGGTTGAGTGTATCATCAATAGATTTTACGTCAGCTGCTCCGCTATCTGCTATTTTATTTAGAAACGTATCATACAAATATGCATTTGTTCTATTTTTTACAATTACTTTTACATACGTATTTTTTAATGCATCAGTGTCAATATTCGTGATATCTTCAATAGTCATATCTTCGTCATCATATTCAATTTTATAGAAGATGCGATTAGGATTTTTTACAAGTTTAATATCTCGAGTCTCTGTATCAAACACATGAAAACCACGGCGACCGTTATAATCAGTCCATGTCATTTCGTATTGAGCGCCGAGGTATTTGATATTACCATATTCCGAAGGGTGGTGGAAATGGCCGGAATACACAGCTTCAAATCCAGAAAATATATCTTTCTTTAAACCATGATCACAAAGCATACCTTTCATCATTTCAAAACCTTCAATTTCAAAATGTCCTAAAAGAATGTTTGCGTCTGAAGAACTAATAGCGGCATGGCATTCTTCACGATTGTTTTTAGTAATCCACGGCACCATCATAAATTTAGTAGAACCAAATGTTAATTCTACAGGTTCGCGGTCGTATATGTGGAAATTATCATATTCTTGTAGTAACAAAGACATAGAATTTACTTCGTTTGTATTTGTAAAATAAACACTATGATTACCAACAACTGCGTGATATTCTATATTGCGAGACGCTAACTGGCTAAAGAAAAACTCTTTTGCTCTTTTCAATGTAACGTAGTTAATATACTTGCGTCTATCAAACGTATCACCGAGATCCATTACAGTTGTAATTTTGTTATCATCTAAGTAAGGAAAAAACACTTCTGCAAAAAACTTTTCTTGATGATCCAAAAATATTTTGCTATCACCTCTACAACCAAAGTGATTATCATTAATAAAAGCAATCTTCATTTATCGTCGTCTTCCTTCTTAACTTCAACTTCGATTGTTTCTATAATTTCTTTCGGTTGTTTTGGAATTTTACTCTTTGCTAGCTTTTCCTCATAGTCACTAACAAAGTGATTTATATAATCTGCGTTTGTATTTAAATGCAGCTGCACTTCGTTTGATTCATATGTAGCGCCTTGTGCAACCATGTTATGAGATGATTTAAAGCGAATATACATTTGCTTTTTTTCTTTTTGAATACGACGCAAAAACGCGTACCAAATAATTTGTGTAAAATATGCAAACGGGTTTGATGATTTGTTGTGATCGAAGTTGCCAATATATAAAAGACAGTTTTCAATACCATCCATGATCATATCTTCTTTATAGGTATATCCTGAAAAGTTTGGTTTTGTTGCTAGACGATTTGATATTTTAAAAATACATTCGCCAATATAATTTGGCACAGTAGGCAAATTATCACCTTGATCTTCAGCCTCTTGGCATTTTTTCTTGTACTCAATAAGAGCATCTAGTAAATCTTTGTTGTTTACGTAATTTCTTTTTGCCCGGCGAGCCATGATACTACTCCTTTATATCTTTGTTATATACATTTTATATTAGAATTTGAAAAATGTCAACTGTTAATTTGAAAAATATTTTCATCAACTGTGCATTTTTCTATTGACATTTTCGAAATAATGAGTATAATAGAATTAATAATTCTGGGAGTTGTGGTATACTATTCTAACGGTATGGTGTATATTTTAAATGGAAAATGTTCTTCTGAGTATATTTCTATACGTCTCTTAAAGTGATTAAGAGTATAGTTCGTAAATGCTCCTACAGAAAGGTCATCTGCAATATCGTACAGAGTAGCTTTATTTGAGTCATCAGCTTTACGTAACGTTCTACCAATTGATTGAAGTACTTTGATTTCAGATTTAGATCCGGAAGCAAATATTACATTGTCTAATCTTTTAATATTTACACCAGTTGAGAATACACCGTATGATGCTAATATGTCGTGTTGTTTAATTGGATCATTTTCCACAAGATGTCGAATGTTTTCACGTTCATCACCCTTTACTCCACCATATACAAAATGTAATTGACGATCGTCTCTCCGAAGGAGTGGCTCTAATACCTTACCATGTTTTTCAACAAGATCAAAAAGAATAAGATTATTTTGACCTTTCAAAGACCAAACTAAATTACGAATGAAAATGTTTCTCTTTTCGTGATTAATAAGATATTCTCTTTCGGCAGGATATCTTTTTTGTTTAACTTGGATTGAATTAAAAGCTTTACGGAAATCTTTTCGTTTATTTTCAGGGTGAGAAAGTACTAAAGCTTTTACTTGAAAATTTGCTACGGTACCTTCTTTAATAAGATCTTTTGTTTTTACAAATCTTTTTACTTGTCCAAAGCATCCTTCTAAAACTAGCTGATGAGTTTTTGATTCGCCTGATTTTAACGTTCCAGTAAAACCGTGTCTATATTCGCAATCTGTTAATTTTTCCATAATTGTAGTTAAAGATTTTGCTTGAAATAAATGAGCTTCATCTCCTAGAACAACTCTAAATTGGTCAAACCATTCTTTAGGTTGTTTTATTAATGACTGCCAAGTACTAATAACAATAGGTGCAGAAGTTTCTTTATCTACTCCACCTTGTATTTTATATATTATAGAAGGATCACATCCATAGTCTTGAAAGTCTCCAGCCATTTGATGAACTAGCGATATTGTTGGAACTACAACTAATGTTCTATGACCATACGCTTGTGCATAATGTTGCTGTATCAAATAAATGATAAGTGATTTACCAGAAGAAGTCGGAGATAAAGATAATGAACGATTGTTTTTAATTGCATTAACAATATATTCATTTTGATAATCGCGTGGAACAAATTTACAATTAATTTCCTGTGCAAGCTCAGTCCCATAATCATCTGGTACAATATGGTCTGTAATCATTTCATCAGGAATTGAAATTTCATAATCACGTTCTTTGCAAAACTTTTTTAAATATGCTAGCAGTCCTACGTACAACACAGGTCGCATAGGTTGATACATGCGAATATATCCGTCCCACACTCTAGCTTTAAATTTTGGACTGAATTGATATCCATCAGGTCGAAAAGAAAAGTAATTCATTATTTCTTGGCGTATACCTGGATCCGCCGTAACTTTCATATGTACCGCATTAATCGGCTCAACTGTCACAATGTCATTCATTATCTACCTGCAATTTATTATTATCCACCAGCTTGAAAGCGGGCCCAATCTATCATGTTCTTAACTATGAAGTTCCTATTATTTATCTGTCTAACAATACTTTCCAAATACTTTGCTCTTTCCTCGTGTAAGGCTATTTTTAAGCTAAGTTGTATTATTTCACTATCGCTCTGAACATAACGGTCTAAATCACCACGAAGAACTTTAAGCTGAAAGGGTTTCCATCCTCTATCTTTAAGATCCAATTCGTCCATTGTTCCGTTATAATAGTCTGACTTTATTTTTTGAAATTCAAGTAAGTCAGCTTTTAGCTTTTTTACCTTTAGAGCTTCGCGGTAAAAAAGGTTATAGTACTTATTATGAAGCTCAGGAATGCGTGAAGATTCACGAGACAAGTTAGTTTCGTCAATCTTACAATCCTGAGCCCA